TTCTTCACTCGTTCCATTTGTCAGCCAAAGTGCAACGAGTAGTGCTTTCAATTTGGGGTCTGGCTCGGCATACTGGAACAACATTTACGTTCTAAACGTCACGGCATCATCCGTAACAGCATCTTTGTTGGGAACGGCAAGTTGGGCACGCAATGCTATTACATCTTCGAATGCCACAACCGCCTCATATTCATTAACAGCAAGCATTCTTCTTGGTTCCGTTACCAGTGCTTCTTATGCACTATCCGCATCAACGGCAATTACAGCGGCGTTGGCATTAACTTCCAACACAGCTAGTTACATTTCGTCGTCGGCAACATTTGATTCGGGCAAGATTTATGTTCTTACATCATCAAATGCAATAACATCTAGTTATTTATTGGGATTCCCGCCAATTAAAAGTGGAATTGTAACTGGTTCTTTATTTGGTGGAAGTCCAAGAACTGCTTCCGTAACTTTTACAAGACCCTTCTCAAACAATAACTATACCATAACATTGACCGGCGAATCGTCTCGAACATGGACAGTACAAAGCAAAGTGAGTGGAAGCTTTGTAATAAATTCAAATTCAAATACAGCGATTGTGGATAATGTGTTTTGGCAAGCGGTCACAGTAGGAGAGTATTACTAATATGCCAGTATTCAATACAGACTCAGCAAGTTTTTCGGATGTAGAACTTTCAGCTTCTTTCAGAGCAGCTACAGGAACAACAATCAATTTTGTTCCTGCCACACTGGTCACTGGTTCATTTACTGGTAGAGGAAGTGGACTAACTCAAGTCACTGCATCATTTTTGACAGCGGGAGCAAACACCACCGCCTCAAATTCTACAACAGCAAGTTTTTCGATATATGCTACAACAGCATCATATTTGGTATCCAATTTATCTGGCTCCAATCCTCCACACACTCCCGGAACGGTTTTTTATGATACGTCGTCATATACATTAGTATATTACAATGACAATACACAGATGATGGTGAATGTTGGTCAGGAAGGAATTATTCGGGTGTTTAATTCTGCATCAAACACCATTCAAAATGGTGCTGCAACATATATTTCATCTTCGTTCAATAACATTCCATGTGCATGGCTGGCAATTGCCGATGGAACACGTACCAAATTTAATTTTGCAGGAGTTGCCACAACAACCATCAACCCATTTACATATGGATACATAACCTTGTATGGAAGGGTAAATGGATTATCAGTCAATCTTCCCACGGGTTCTCCTTTGTGGTTAAGTTCCACAACATCTGGATCATTTCAAACAACCCAACCAGCTTTTCCATCGGAACAAGTATTTGTAGGGACATTAGTGGCTTCGGGATCAGGAACAAGCACCATTCTTGTAAGTTCAAATGAACATGCTTATGGAGCAATAACTGCATCATACTCACAAACATCATCATATACTATTACATCTTCCTACGTTAGTGGTCGCAAAGGATTTGTATGGTTTCCAATCCAATCAGCAAAACTTCCATCGACAAGTTCAGCAAGAATAGATGCCGGAAATAGAACGTGGAGATTATTATTTGACCCGACTTCTAATCAAAGTGCTTCATGGCAATTTGTAATTCCTCCAGACTATGCTTCATCGCCGAAAATTTATATGAAATACTCGGTAACTGCTGCACAAGGCATACCTGTATCTTCATCGGCGTGGGCATTTAAGACAGCCGCCGTAGGACAAGGAATTACCGTAGATACATTTACGACCGCATCAACCGTCCTTACAGCGTCGGTATCTTCAAGCCAAGCCGCAAACACTATGATCACTACTAGCTTGTCATTGACTAATTCTACAAACATTACTGCCAGCGAAATGCTTGTATTTGAAGTAGAACGTCTGGCTTCAAATGTTATAGACACAGTATCAACCGACGTGGCAATTCATGGGCTAATGTTTGAATATGTAACTTTGTAAAATATGCTTCAATTTCCAAATACTACTGGTACCGGAATAAATTGTGGAACGTCTTCGATATTTCAAGTATCAAGTTCTTTCACAATTGCTTGCTGGGTACATAGGGTAGGAACCGGAACTTCAATATCAACCGGCACCGGCGGACATGCTGCCATTGAACCAATTATTACGGGTGGACAAGGAGAATCAGAAACTATTGGACTTAACTTTCCTTGGTTTTTGGGATTTGTTCCTTCGGCATCTAAGTTTTGTTCGGATTTTGAAGATTTGAATAATGGACTAAATCATCCTCATGTATTTTCTGCTACATCCGCATCACATGGATGGCCGGTACATGTTTGTGTTACATACACAAATTCGAGTTCTCTTAATACCGGAAGTTGGAGGGGTTACATTAACGGAGTATTAGACTCGACATCATTGGTTACTAGCACTAATGCAAACGTTAGAACGGTTGATTCCGGTTCCAGACAATTCATGTGCATTGCTACAGCCGCAACATCAAATGGAGCACGAACGGGTGCCTTCTTAGGAAGAATATCCGAGGTATGTATATGGAATGCGAATTTGAGTGAGCCAGAAATTAACATGTTGGCCAAGTCAAAAATATCGGGGATTCCGTTACAAATTCGCAGTGGAAGCTTGCAGGGATATTGGCCATTAAATGAAATGTCAAGTGGGTCATCCTATACATCTGGAACCGCCAAGTCAGTCATTGACCAAAGCAACAAAGGAAAGAGTGGAACTCCATTTGGGACAATAACTGGATTTCCAGACTACATTTCGTCTTATCCGTGAGAAGTAAAATTCATGGGGTCCGTCATAATTTGTGGTTTTCCCTGAACGCATGGTGGGTATCCCTTGTCAGGAAAAATCTTTTGATGTCTTTTTAGGCGGACATAATCCTTCATCTTGGGATGCTTCAATGCCTCTTGAAAACATTCTTTCCAAGCCTTCACAATAGGATTCAAAGCATCTGATAATTGAACGTCTCCATGAATCTCGTTGGCAAGAGATTTCCAAGTGGTCATAGCTTTGTGTCTCCACTTTTCTTTGTCCTCTCCACGGTTGTCACGGAAATGAACTTCAAACTTCAGACGAGTATTGTCCTCAAAGATTGCTACTATACTGCGGTTTCCTTCATAGAGGCGATATTCTTTGTGATGAACATGATACTCTTCATTGAGTCCTTCACGGAAATCTGAGTGGAGTCCGCTGCGATAGTTGATCAAAGAAGATGGAAGCTTCTTTTCCAACACGGTAAGGGGAATATCATGAAAGCGTTTGCCCGTGGCTTGGATGGTTACGTTAATGCGAGGACCGGGATACCCATCTTCTCCGACTTCGTTATCAGAATCTTCGGGGTCATCTGTGTCTTCCATGATGTCCCAAATGCCACGAACAATAATTCCCAAATCTTCGGGCTTCAAATGCCATGTTTGGATTTCAATATCAGACCCAACGGTCTTCATGATTTTCCAGTTCAGATATTGCATACCATAGTTTCTAGCATCACGGCTAGTGTTATTGTAAGCAATGTAAACGGCGTCCTCAGCTTGTTTTGGGTCTGGATATGCCTTGTCTTCAATCAACTTCTTGAGAATGACTTCGGATGGACCTTCACGCTCCCATTGTTGAGCATCTTCCTCTGAGAAGTTGTCGTCGTCAATCAAAGCTTGTTTGATTTGATCGTCGTAGTGAATCAATAATCCTACTTCATGTTCTTCAATTCCAAAGTGGGAAAGAATTTCATGAACCAAGTATTGAATGACCACACCTTCATGTCCCGAATCGCCGATGTCAATGTCTGCAAAAATGGTCTGTCCGTGGTCATCAATCCACCACTCACCTTTTTGATGGTCTTCCGACAATGCGTCAAGACTTTCGCACACTATTCTTTGGATTAGTTCTTCCAGTTGTTCAATCTTCATAGAACACGTCAAATTGAGGCTTGGTCTTTACGAGGTTGTTGAGCTTCTGCGTCAGTTGTCCGTGTCCTTCTTCGAGTCCGCCTCGTGAATCGGAATAAGTATCGTCATTGTCACCGGCACGACTGTCGCTATAAGTATCTTCTGGTTCCGGAGCTTGAACAGTTGCCTTTACGGGCACGGGTTCTTTCTTTGCTGTGGGAGTAGGCTTGATCGTTGGTTCAGGAGCCTTGGGTTCTTCTGGACTCGGAGCTTCTGGCTCAATGTTTGTCTTTAGAAATTCTCCCAAGGCGATTAAGTGCTTGCACATTCCCGGACCTTGATCTCCAACACCGCCTTGTTCACGAGGACGAGGAGCGGTTCCGTTATTGTCATTCCACGCTCCCGGTCCAAGAGCACCGGCATCTTGTTTGGCATTGTTATATGCCCATCGAAAACGATAGTCAGGACAAGTGCAGTCAACCATACAATCCAATTGGTCGGCACGATCTTTGTGGCTTACGTCTTCTTTCAAAAACCGGACGTAACCCTGCCAACGATTGCCAGTGGTGCTTGGATTACTTTTGTATGAAAACGTCCATGCTTCATTTCCGTCCATGCTGGTAACTTTCAATGACTTTGCATTGACATCACGAGCACGGTCTATGCGTCCGGGTTCACTGACACGAAACAAGTCACGGAAAGACATTCGTTCAGTTAAAACCTTCCGCATCAATTTTGAAAATGAAATCATAGTAGCTCAGATATAAATATGGAACGGATACTCCTTTGGCGATATTTATTACCATGCCTTTTAGAATAATAACGCCCGATGGAGTGTCACTTCCGGTGGCATACGACCCACGAATCATAAAAGAGTCCTTTGATATTTTGGAACCAATTGCGGCGACTGTGGCAGCAAACGAACCCAAACTTCTGGAACAATATCCAGAATTCCGAAGTTGGTACGAAGCCTACGTTATAAAAAAAGGTGTGGAAGATGCCGAAGCAGCCGCAGCCGAACTCAAAGAACAGACAAAGATTCAAGCACTTGCTAAGTTGACAGTTGAAGAAAGAACTGCCCTTGGCTTTTCTTAATCCCATCTACCTTTGATGTAATCCTCATATCTCCACTTCCGACCCGTCAGATGGTCTTTTACGACATTATTCTGAGCCTGAATTGTCCTCCGCTTGTCTCCCCGTTGTCCTGACCCTATTTGATTGTTTCTAATCTGTGATACTGCCAAGGCAGTCTTTTCTTGAATGGATTGCCAAAGGCGTGCTCGGAGGGTTTTTATAGCCAATTCCTTGTTTTGATGCTGAGAACGCTCGTTTTCACACCTAACTACCGTTTTGGTAGGTATATGCGTAACAATCACAGCGGAATCGGTTTTGTTGCGGTGTTGTCCACCGTTGCCCGCACCCCGACATGTGGCTATATGGAGGTCTTTTTGATGAATAACAAGCTCCTGTTGAGTAGGCTCTTCCAATACAGCGACCGTAATGGTGCTAGTATGGACTTTGCCTGTAGGAGCGTGCTGCCATCGGTGTCCGCCGGATTCGTGTTGGAAGATTTCGGAAGCTTTATGACCGCCTACTTGAAGAACTGCCAACCCCGGTCTTAGGTCAACAATTTCGAGGTCAAAGCAACCCCCGCTTTGCCAAGCGAGTGTAAATATCTACTTGAACCAACACCAAGTCTTTGGCGTCGGCCCCACCTTCTGCTGCTCTGATTTCTACGATCATAAGTCGTCAAATGTATGACAAGAATAAGTATTTGTCAAGAGTAAAAACACACTATTTATAGTCAAGCCAATCAAAGGAAGTTATGACAATTACTGAAAAATATGGGTTTAGGGTCTCTGTAGATCAATTTGGAAAATCAGTCCATCCTACCTTTTTTGAACGATGGGAAACTGTTCCGATAGAACTGTTTGAACAGGAAGCCCTAGAATTGAAAATACAAAACAAACCAATATCTTCAATGGTTGAACTAGGAGCAGCAAATGCTTACTACTCACTGTTGTTCAAGCACATTATTGGAAAAGACAGGACACTCAACATTATGGTTGAACCATTTAGATGGAGATTGGAAATGGGAGAAAAGGAGTTTGCATTGAACAATTGTAAAGGGATATTTTACAATGCAGGAGTGGGAAAAGCATGGAAATGGGATAATAAAACTTCTAAAGTTCCGACCGTCACATTAAAACTTATTATGTTAAATGCACACCTGTCCGAGATCGATTTTCTGCATTGTGACATTGATGGAAGTGAGCTTCAAATGTTACAAGACAACCGAAAAACATTTGAGGAAGGAAAAATTAGATGGGCATTTATTTATACTCATGAAAGTCTTGTTAAAAAAGGACATCATGATGAATGCAAACAATTCTTTAATGATCTCAATTATGATTTGAAGCACGAGTGGTTTTGCAAAGAAAGAAAGACCGATGATTTGTTAGTTTATAGACTACGTGAATAATGTACATAAACAACCCTCCACTAATGGAGGGTTGTTGTGTTGATTTTTAGTAATAAATGACTACTGCTCCATAACTTGCAGTAGCATTTCCATATCCACCACATCCAATCGTATTAAGGTTTATTGATGTGTTCAATACAGATGTAGGTAATGGAAATACCCACGGAAGATTTCCTGCAACTCCTCCTCCTAAATTATCTCCATATCCTCCTCGCCCAACAAGCGTCGCAGAAACGCCGATGCCTCCGTTTGTAGTTGCACCACCAGCAATAGCACCTTTACCTCCGCTTGCGGTAACATTGAGAAATCCACTATCTCCTCCATCTCCACCATTACTTCCACCAACATATTGTGCCCCGGCACTCCCCACGGTTACTGGTAAAGTTGAATAAGAACTTACATCTACTACATCTTCTGCATATCCGCCTCCTCCTCCACCAGCCGCACCAGTGGCTCCACCGCCTCCTCCACCAATGGCGATTACACGAACTTTTGTAATTCCATTAGGAATTGTCCAAGTCGCAGAGGCAGTGAAATATGCTATTCCATTTATTCCTCCACCAATTGTGTTGGCTATAGTTATAGAACCAGTTGTTATGTTTAATGTTGTCATAGGTTTCAAATTTCGGACACCATATCCGAGTTTTTATAAATATCAAACAAAAATATCAAATTCTTTTTATATTTTTTCTTAAACATTCCCTTCCTACACCCAAAATTTTACATAGTTCTCGTTGACTATGATTTCCTGAAAGAACCAATGCTCTGAATTCATTAAAATGATTGATAAAATACTCGGCAGTTTGTTTTCTTTTTTCTAACCAGCCATCTTTATGTTTCCATCTAATGCCGGTGTCTTTTCCTTTATTCCACGGTTCATTGTTCTGTTTCATTTTCCTATTAGCCAACATCAATCTGCGAGCATCATATTTTTGTTGACCTTGTTCTAATCCATACTTCTCAATAAACCACTCAAGCGTAAATCTGCCGTTTGCTTTTTCTTTTTGTTTTTTAATCGTATCATCACTATGGGTTCTTCCGAACATAGGATTATTCTCACCGGAACAAATCGCACTCATTTTTTCAATGAATGCATCTCTATCAGGATGATATGTTATGTTATCACCACCATCTGCTTTTGGGCTAATGTTGTATCCTAACCCACGAATATACGGTTTGAAGGTATCCAAATAATACTGCTCACGTTCAAATAACTTCTCTTGGATTGGTTCGACTTCTTCAAGAATAATGAAGGAAAACTTGTCTTCTCCATAGAAGTTCCAAGAGTGCTGTAGTTTTGGGTTACAATGTCTATTGGCTCTCAAATCCCGCCGATGGATAATCCAACGCCAATCAATATCCTTGGCACTACCAATGTAAAACTTACCAGTCACATTATTTGTTATCTTGTATATTCCACTTTTCATCATACCATAAATATCAGATATTGGTGGGAATATCAAGTTATTTTAGATAAAAAAGAGCCGCCCAAAGGCGGCTCTTTGATTGGTTTACCAAATCGTTTAGACTTGGTTCGTATCTGCTACGTAGATTAACCCGTAAAACTCTGGCCGGACTATTTTCTTAGCATACCGAGTCATAACTCCACGGCGAGGCGTGAAGTTCACTGGATCATAGACCAGTGGAGTCTGAATGAGAGGAATGTATGGGGAATACACTGCTCCGGTTTCGAGGAAGTTATTTCCACGGAAGCCCAAGAGAATCAAATTCTCTTGCATGTATGGGTTCTTGTACACTTGGAAGCGACTTGCGAAGCTACCAACACGGCTCACACCCATTGCGAACTTGGCGGAATCACCATCGGTGTTCACGACAAATCCGGGGATGGATTCGAGGATCGTTGCAACATCTGGTCCCACGACCATGAAGTTTGCACCACCACGCAGAGTCAATTGGTGAATCTTGTTAGATACCTTTTGAATCTTGTTTCCGAGGGTCTGATACCAAGTTGCCTTGGTGTAGTATCCACCCGAACCAGCCGTGGTTTGATCAACAATCTGATAGCTGTTAGCACCAGTCTTGATGATTTCACGATTGAGTTTTGCACTCCAACGTTCCTTGTTGACTGCTGGAGCGTTGTTGATCAGCATGTCAAGGATTTCGAGGTCGATTTCCATAGAGACATACTCAGACAACAGAGCGGTCAATTCGGCTTCAGCATCTACCGAGTGGTAGGCGTTCAAGTCTTGGGCGAGTTCGGGAGTCCAAACTGCTTTCAACTTGCGGGTCTTAGCCACGATAGGCTCAGAGCGAAGCTCAAGGTTAACTTCAGGAATACCAATGTCTTTGTTAAGACCAGTATCCGTTGCCGTAGTAGAAGCACCAAGACGGTCTTCAAAATCACCACGGGAAGTATCACGAGGTTGCAGGCTCAAGTTGATCTTGACTGCGGGAGCACCGGAGCCAGTCAACGGAGTAGAACCAGAGACTACGAACACAACTTCAGAGCCGCTAAAGCGGGTGAAGCCGGGGAAGTAGGTCAACACGCCAGAACCAGAGACGGTGAACGAGCGAACTGCGTTCAAGTCAGGGTAAGAAGACGAAGCAGCGAGAACTGCGGCGGTCAAACCGTTGGTTGTAAGGGTGTAGAGTTGTCCTGCTGCCAACGAAGCCGAGAGAGCTTGGTTAACAGGGTCGTTGGAGTTACCAGTGTCGAAGTTGATGTCAGCGACAGTAGCAACAGAACCAGTGGATTGGTTCCAAGCGATCTGATCGTTAACCGTGTAGGCATAGCGACCGGGACCGTAGAGACCACCCGTTGGTTGGTCAGTCGAACCAGACTTTGCACCCGTTCCACCGAAGAGCGATGAATAGTTGGTGCTGGAGTCTTGAGTGAACACGCCAGAGTTGATTCCATACTTGAAGTCCAAGTAGAACACCAGACCTGAAGGCAGGTTCATTGGTTGGACGGAGACGAACTCCTTAGCTGCGATTTCGGCGAATACACGACGAACGAGTGGGAGTGCGACGCCTGCCCATTGCTCAGAGTTGCTCTGAGTGCCGGTTACAGACGATTCTTCAATAAGCTGCTTTGCTTGGTTTTCCAGCAAAACAGACATGTTGGATTTCTCAATGTCATTCTTGAGTCCTTCGAGCAAGCCAGTCTTTTCCCACTTGGACACGAGTCCACGGGTCTCAGACATCAAGCGTGCTTGAGGATTCAATGCATTGGTCAACAGTTCTTTTACGTTTTCCATATGATTGGTTGTTTGTTTTTTACTCGCTAACTTTGCGGTTGATGTTTAGGCTTTCTTAATTCCTGCGAGTTTTTGGAATTTAGATACCATGCCCGTTGCCTTGCTTTCAGAAATGATCTGAGTGCTTGGCTTCGTGCTTCCGACTGGCTTGGATGCGAGACCTTCAGTGATGCTTTGGACGGAAGCTGGGGCTTCTTTAGCCTTCTTCTTGTCCGATCCACTGAAATTCAACGACTCTGCAATGTTAGCGTAAGTCAGTTTAACTTCACGAACGTTTTTGGCGAGGTCAAACATTTCAACAACACGCATCTTTTGCTCGTTGTTCATTGCGTATTCCTTAAACAGCTTGTTCGTGTAAAGCAGTTTGGCATTCAGCAAGTTAACCTCATTAAGTTGTACTTTCACATACTTAATGACCTCTTCGGCTTCATTAAGTTGTTTCTTGAGAGATACGTTTTCCTTCGTCAGTTTTGCCGTATCTTCGATGTCGCCGTCGCTGTTAGGACGAGCAGCTTTGGTTGCGTCTTCTGGACCAACCTTGCCACCGGGAACACCCTTGTCCTTCAGTGCAATGCTCTCCTTAGCGAGCTTAGGCGTATTTTCAAAGTCACCATCGCTGTTTGGGCGAGATGCTTCGGTCGGGTCAGAGGCTTTGGTCGTGCTCATTGGCAGACCTTCGTCCTTCATTCCACCCGTTTCAATGTGAGAGCTTGCGTTAGCTGATGCGGAAGGCTTCTTGTTGCCGCCGGGAGCGATAGCCGAAGATGCGAGCTTGGTTTGCTCATCCATCTTGTCTTTCTCTTCGTGCTTGTCTTCGTCGCCTTCGATCTCTTCTTTCAAACTCTGCAAAAGTTCATCCAAATTGACATCCTCGTCTGCTTCCTCGCCAGAGACTGGTGGGACATCAGATGGTGGTGCCGTTGGTACTGGTGCAGCGGGTGCTGCTGGTGCAATATCCATTGGTGCTCCCATTGGAGGTACTGGTGCTCCGACTGCTGGTACTGGTGCTACAGGAGCAACAGGTGGGCAACCCGGAGGCACTGCTCCCGGAACGGGAGGAGCCATTGGTGCTGGTGCAACTGGTGCAGCATCCATTGGAGGCATTTCGCCTTCGGGTGCTACGGGAGCTTCGCCACCGACTTCAGCCTCAAGTTCTTTGATAAGCTCGTCGATTTCTTGCTCAGATACAGTTACGTCAGTTTTCATTGCTGGTGCGGCTGCGGGAGCATCTCCCATAGCGGCATCTTCTTTCAACTTCTCGGCAAACATCGCATGATAACGCTCGGAGAATGCTTCTTCCAGAGCGACTTTGGCATTGGCGAGTGCGGTTTGACGAACTGCCTTTGCATCTGCGATAGCCTCTTTCAACAGGTTGCTATCCATATGGATTTTCCTTATTAGGGTTCTGAAGTTATTCAAACTTCAATGAAGGTTATTAAAACGTGACTCTAGTGAGTCGGTTGGCGGCATAGGAATGCGGCATTTCTGTATAATAACTATTATCAAAATTCTGAAAAACAAAAAAATTTGTAGATATTTATTGAATGTGAAGCTTGACTATCGTCCATACGTTTGTTCAGTCTGCGGACATAAGGATAAAATCCAGACCAACCATGAAGGTCCGGTTTTACACTATTGTAAGAACTGTTCTTGGAAACGAGACTTTGCAGGTAAAGAACATTCTCACAACATTCCAGCCCTCGGCAATCATACTTATAGAAGGTTCGATTTCGACTCTTCTGTAAATGAGTCAAAAGCTATGCTCAACGAAAACACAGTTAACCGCATTCGTAATATCGTAAAGATGAAAGAATGCCTGTCCCCACAAGGTAAAAAGAAGATGGTGCAGCTTTTGAATCAATTCAAAAAACTTGTCCAAGAAGAAGTTACTGGAAACATCGGGGGAGAGACGGACATTTCTAATCCAGACAATTTTGTATCGGAAGATGGAACTACAATGGAAAGAAACGTCGTCGCCAAAACCTTTGATACCAAAGCAGATTTTGATAGTTACGTCAATCAACACCGAGGCATCCAAATGACTCCCAAGGAATTACAAGCCATCCTTGGATACAAAAATGCCAAGCCTACCCAACAAGACAAGTTTTTTGTCAAGTATGAAAATACCGACGAATTTGGAACCAATGATACGGTTGTTCTAAAGAAGATGAAGGAAGGTTCTCAATTTTGCTGGACTGCATTTTCAAAACATGAACGTGCCGAGGAAGAAGGACAGCCAGAGGGAGAGGGAGATCAAACAACGTTTGAAGATCAAATTCGTATCATGAAATCAATCACTTTCACAAGCGACGTGGAAGGAGCAAACATTTTGGGAGATTTTTTAAGGAAGGTGGACATATGAAGCTCAGTGAAATCATTCACACAATGTCCCACGAAAAGAAGGATGGTCTAATCAGCATTGATGACTGGCGTTGGCCGGATGTTGACCACCTTGTAGCAATGGGATTTGAATTTGCAGACGATCATCACATGGTCACTTCAAAAGACCCCAAAATTACCATCTATAAAAAGAAGGATGTTGACGAAGCAAAGAAGGAACATGAGTTCTTTTTTATAGAAGAGCCGGAACGAGAAAATAAGAGATTCCATAACTTCAATGATGTCATTGATTACTTTGATCATTACTCTCAGCCGGAAATAGACAAAAAGTTGAAATAACGTCCTTCAGACACATATTTATAAGCGTATGAGTACTCCAAAGACAACGAAATTCACTCTCAAGCGTATTGTGGAAAATCTTGGCAAGATTCCCGACAAGGGATTGGGACAAGAAACCCCCAAGCTTTCCCCCGACCAAAAGAAACGTCTCATGGAGATGGCATCCATGTTTGAAAACTACGGTGCCGCCCTTCGCAACGAAGAGGCAATCGTCAACTCCGCTCGTGCAATGACCGAACTCTGCGAACTCGCCGAGGCATATGCTCTCAACGAGTGTGGAGATTGGTTTCAACAAGACATTGTGAAGCGTGACATGAAGGAAGTCAAGAAACGTGTCATGGAGTACGGTAAACTCGCCAAAGAATGCTACGCCAAGATGCAACAGTTGGGAGTCGCTTATCAAGATATTGGTCACGTCCTCGGACGCTACTACGATCTTAAAAAAAGTGACGGAAATGCAGATGCCTCCGGTTCCTCCACAGGAATAATGGAAGGAATGTCGGACGCAGACTTAGCCGACATCCGATCCAAAATGCAGTCTAAGCCCCAAATTCCTGTTCTATCACCAGAACAGACCAAAGAGGCTCTTCAACAATTCAAACAACTTCCCGCTGCTCGAAAAGCAGTCCTTCAAAAGTTGTTCAAACATCCATGTGCGAATTGCGAACAGGAATATAAGGTTCCAAGCGTAGGATGGTCACATGGTATTTGCTCTAGGCACATGAATACAATGCGTGCTGAGATGGGACTTCCTCCAAAAGACACTCCAAGCAATTCGGTTGACTTGAAGGAATTGTCTCCTGAAGAATTGAAGCTGGCAGTTGCTTTGTTCTCTATTATCTACCGAGCTAAGAAGGCAAAAGAACAGCAGAAGGCGGCTGAATAACATTGTTCAAACGGTCAAACGCTACTTGATGCGTCTGCTTGTTTCGTTCAATACCAATGTAATTCTTGCCGAGATTCATTGCGGCTAATCCGGTTGTTCCAGACCCAAAGAATGGGTCCAGTACCACGTTCACAGGATACCCACAAAGCTTGATACAACGTTCCGGCAACTCCACGGGAAATCGGTCATTGTGCAGTTTTTCGTCGGAGCTTGTAATGGTTTCGTAGTTGATGTACCAAACGTTCCCACCACACTTCAAATCTCTTCCGCCTGCAAATCTCTTCGCATTGGTCTTGTCCTTGTAAGGAACTCCAAGAGCCAACCGATTCAGCTTCGGCATCTTTCCTTTGTAGAGCACAAAGATAAACTCAGTCAGGTTGTTCAATCTCCGTTCGCCTTGAATCGGCTTGTAATGATTCTTTACCCAAACGATAGTATCGTTCAATTGATAGCCGATGCTCATTAGAATCCGAACCGCTTCAAACGGACGGAACTTGTCTTCTGCCAGATGCCCAAAGTTGAAGAACAAAAGCGTGTTGTCCTTTTGTATCTCATAGACATCCGTGAAAACATCAAGGATCAAATCGCCGGTGTATCCGTCACAGTCCTTGTATGGTGGGGATGTAATACACACGTCCACACTAGCTGGTTCCAATGTAGGCAACTCGGTCCTAGCATCCCCGTATAGAATTCTGTTTTCGCTCATGATCAGTAATTTTTCCAAAGGCTTTCAACTATCGTGTTGGTGGTAAAATCAACTCGTCTGAAATTGTTTTGTTCCAATCGTTCGTATGCCTTACATGCATATCCCGAAATTAACACCTTAGTCTTTATGCTCAAAACGCAATCAATAAATCGTTCTTGATCCTCATTGGTATAGTCATGGACATATCGGGTAGCTCCACGAACATCATGATGATATGGGGGATCGGCATAAATAAACGTGTCGGTTCGGTCATGTGATTGCATGATTCAATTCACGGGCATTGTCTTCGGACAATTTGATTGCGGCGGCAAGAGCTTCGGCACGCTTTCCGACTTCGGCGGTGACGAGCTTTTCAACAACAGTGTTGACCACTTTAGTCGAGCCAAGTTGTTCTACTTGCTCGGCTACAGCGACATTTATTGATTTTGGTGTAGTTGGCATAGGTTTACTAAAGTGGATTACTTGTTCAAGTTTTCAAACGGTTTGGCACAGAGCAAATCCACAAACTCCATGATTTCTTGATACACCTTTTCATCCGTAGAAAAGGCGAACCGCTTGGTTGCTTGGTCATCAATCCAATCTCGGAGAGATGTACCAAATTCTTCGCTGCGGGCTTTCCAGTCCGCAACCATTTCGGCTAAATACAGCCGGGGCATGAGCCGAATGTCACCCCAAAACTCAGGATGATGGGCATTTGTTCGATTATGATGTTGAACTGCAAGTTTCAGCTTCAGCTTTGATTCAACTGCACTTGCTTCTCCCGGCACCATCTGTTCCCACTCAATACCATGAAATTTTGACGCATCGTGGATATACCCGTTGGCGATCAATTTGTGTCCCAAATCAACCTCACCACGTTCAATCAGTCGCTCTCCAAGCAACAAACAATTGTCCTCTACATTGCGAATGTGTCTCGCAATAAAGCGGATTTTCTCCATTGTTCTTTCCGCATCTTTCCGAATACGATCAGACTTTTTCATATCAGAATCTCGGCTCCCGCACTTCCATTGGTTCTACCTTTGGAAACTTCAATCCCAATGCCTTCAGGAAGGCTCGCCGATATGCCTTTGAAGAGCAAAATTCATCATAATTGACAATGTGGTGAGCGTGTTGCTTCACCATTTGCATTGCCTTCTTGTAATTAGAAAGTCCTTGTTCAGTGGTCTTAATATGACCATGACGAAACTGCGAATCAATCGTCTTTTGACGTTCACGAGTGGTTCCAATGCAAATGACTTGAAATCCCCTTCGTTCCAACCACAAAGTCATTCCTCCGATGTTTGGCCAGATTCCCCCATGTGGCAATGAACGTCGCCACGTAATGTCTGCGGTAGGACTGAGAAAATCAAACGTCTTTTCTCTATCCAATGCTTGATAATGACCCCAATCACCAAACGTCACTCCATTCAGTGTCATGTATTGAGTCATCATCCTCGTCCCGCTTGATTCAGGACCGAAAACTAAGTACGCTTTTGGCGACATTGCAGGGGAAGTATAGCAGAATCCAAGAGGAAGTCAAGTGCAATGCCAAATCTTTTGTCCCACGGGGTTTATCCAAAGGAATGGCACGTTTTTCTCAACCAATTGCTGGACAACGTTATGCGTTCCTCCTTTGTTTCCGTCCCACACAACAATTGCGATGTCGGTGTGCTCAACCATCCACGAGTTTTTGACTGACATGGTTTGGGCAGCTAACGATAACAAAGTTTTACGCTTGGCTCGTGTTTCTTCGGTCATATAATCCGCCTGTTCTTCAAATGGAACACAAGCAATGAACGGGATTTGGTATTTGAAACAAGCTTCACAAAACCAAAGGTCCACTCCACTTGCCATGCCGGAATATCCTAAAGCTATTCCACGATCAATCTTGAGAGTATAGACCCATTCAGAAATGGTATTGGCAATCCAATCACAATCATATAGAGATAGTTTTTCTTCTCTGTGACCTGTAATTGTGAGTCTCATGATCGTGTTTGATAAAGAGGTATGTATGGAGCATAAACGTAGCCCGCAGCAAGAAAGGAGTCTCCATAATAGCCAACCAAGTCTTTGGACATTTCATCAGTCCACTTCGACTTTAATACGGTTTGTGTTATTGGGTCATAAGAAATGACATCAATCGGCAACGCTGCCGCAGCCACAACCAAGCCAAGTTTGCTGAGAAATCCACGGCGATTCATCGTAAAGTCTCCCATTCAACATGATTGAAACACGACAAATCACGTCCACCGGCGTAGGAAATGGATGATTGCAAAGCTTGTTGTATCTCCAAAAGTCGTTCGCCATACTTACATCCTTCCGTGATTTTGAGAGTATGACCTTCAATGTGATTGTTATGACCTTTGGATTCAAATGATGTGGACCCACGGTAAATCTTCTTTCCATCATGGATGCGTGCTGGCGAATCAATACACTCAGCAAACCATCGTCCCGACATTACCATATCAGCCCCAAGGACAAGAGCCTTGGCAATGTCTCCAAAATGTGTTGCTCCACCATCTGCAATGATTGGAATATCCCGGTGTCCTTTTGTTGCACATTCCCAAACGGAATATGCCGTTGGAAGATGAAATCCTGTCTTGTAACGAGTGCTGCAAATTGACCCACCACCAATTCCAACCTTTACAGCATCGACTCCCAAATCACAGAGGTACTGGTAAGCTTCTGCCGTAGCAACATTTCCAGCTATAATCTTTGGTCTTTGTTTGAAGGTCTTTTGAATGAATTGAATCATTTCGCTCACTTTGAAATGATGTCCGTGTGCTACATCAATCGTGATAAAATCGGGGGTATGACCTTCACGAGCAAATGCTTCCAACTCATTTCGTGAGGCATCGTTGACGCCAACGCTGATGCTTCGCAACTTTGCGAAATCCTTGACATGTCCCGGCATTTTTGTATTTGCGTTGTCAAATCGATGCATGATATAGCAATAGTCATTCAAAGCGAGTCCTCCCGCAAGTTCCCAAGAGATAACATCTTGCATGTTGGACGGTATGACGGGAAGACGAAACGTTCTTCCGAGAAATGTGGTTGAAGTGATGGCTTCGGAGCGGCTTGGAAGGTCCGAATACTTTGGTCTTAGACAGACGTTATCGTACGTGAAGAGAGAATTTGGCATATGCAGGAACAAGCATACGCCAAAATGAGGAAAAGGTAAAGTTATTTTAACTGTCTCAGCCGAGTAACCAATTTATTGCTCGCCACAATCAGGACATTCTAATACCATCTCATTCATGTCCGTATCTGCGTGCATTTCCTTGTATTGGGCTTGGTGCTTTTTACACTGAGGACATTCATACATTTTTGGTTTGGATGGTTTGTAGTCGGGTCCAAGTCCAAACTTGGCGAGGAATTCATTTACTTTTTTCTCACCAATTTCTTTGCGAAATTCATCAAAGCCATCGTTGTAAACCGCTCCTGCGTCTTGGGCATAGCGTCCATGTTCGTTTTCTCCGATGGGCTTTTTGAAATGATTTTTGTGTATCCCTTTATATCCATCAACATATCCAGTTGAATAAGCACGTTGATTTGGGGAATACCCTGCGTTAGCGGATACGTGTGAAAACTTTCCTGTATATTCACGATCAAACCTTCCATTTTTGTTTCCATTCTCGTATGCCGTTTCTTCATCTTTCCACTCCTTGAGTGGTCCTTTATAGGGTTCTCCGGGATTATCTTGCCAATGACAGGATGTACAAGACATTTTTCCACCGGGAGTCATCTTCATGCGTTTTGGGTCGCTGTTTTTGCAGCGAGGGCACAGTGCATTGGGAAACTTATTCGTTGTTCCGCCAGAAATTTTTACGTTGGTTACAGGTGAGAGGGGTTCTCCGCTATCAGTGACACTATGAATGGAAGGTTCTCCATTTCCTAGATTCACATCAACATAGACTTTTCCATCAGCACCACGATAAATTGGACGATTCCAATCATCTTCCTCTCCCGTTGCAGTAAGCTCAAGAGGTCCGGCACCTTCCATCTGACGCATCTTTGCATTCCATGCGGCATAGGGATTTCCATCAGAAAGTCCTTCAGAAGCTTCGGGGTTTGGTCCGACAGAAGTGGGGTCAAATCCTTCTTGGATTCCCATCATTGTACGAAAAGCATTGTATGCATACACCATGTCCCCTGCGAATGCATACACTCCGACATCAATCTTTCCATCAGGATACTTGGCATTGACATATTGGAACTTTTTTCCATGTAACATGAATGGATTTTCTCCCGGACGCTCGGAGACGTATTCGACGTACAATGGTTCTTCAAGTTCTTCTCTGAGAACTTGAGTTACGCATTCTTTGATAAGTTTGCGAAGGTCAAGCCCCATATGATTAACCGAGTTCGGAGAGGATGTTGCGAACGATGTCTGTAGTTCTTTCCCAACGATTTGTCACGGGATTCTGAACAACTCCTTCTGCCAATGCAATTTGAGTATTTGCACCAGCTACGGGAGCCATGAATGCACCTTGAGTAGATGGGTTAGAAACGAAGTCAAATGCAATCAATTCAAAGTCGTCGCCGACAATTGCTGCATTTTCGGAAATCTTTTTGAGAGAACCAAGACCACGGCTTGAGATTCCGAGTTTGATTCCGTTACGAAACAATTCACGAAGAATGTTTCCGTTAGGAGTAGTAAGAACTTCAACCGTTCCAACCAAGTCATCGCCTTGCCAATGCATTTCGACAACATTATGAGAAACATTCTTGAGGTTGACGACCGAGCTTTCGGGGTGGTCCAATTCGCCCATTGCCCGGCGACCACTGATGAAGGTCTCGGAGTATTTTTGGGCTTCACGAATCAGAACCTCGTCGGGATAAATACGTCCGTTTTGGTTCTTCTTTCCCTTGCGTTGCAGGATGCCTTGCACCCTGAATGGGCGGTTAGAATCGTTGGCGGATTCTTTGAGCATTTGTGGATCAGCCTCAAAGGTGATACACTCCATCAAAAGTTTTTTGTCATTGTTGCTCATATAGCACTCCGGTCTGTCATTGTTTTCTTTACCCTGACGATCATCACTTCTTTTTTCATGTCGGGCGTAGCTTTCACTAAATCGTATTCCACGGTGAAATTGCCGTACTTGTTTGCACTTCGAAGCAATTTCGTCAAGTTATCCGTTGACAACGGCAATTTGACTCCCTTGATGGGGAGCTTCAAATCAAACATAGCAACGGTCTTTCCTTTACTTACATTCTTGAGCCATCCAAGCCCAACAACGAAGTCTCGAACCGCTTCTTTTGGCTTCACCAGAATCTTCGACAACCATCCCCTAATATCTTGGGCAATGGTATCAATTGGATATGCATCGTAATGACCAGTTCCAATTGGCTTGTCATCCAAGGAAGAAACATCCTCCTTGACGGATGGACTTCCACCAACAGGTGCTATAGGTTTAGCTTGTGCAGCGGTTGGGTTCTCTTGTGGAGTAACCAATGGTGCCGCAGCTTTCTCTTTTTTATCCCCTTGACTTGGCTGTCCTGTTGCCGGTCCCAAGATTTGAATCTTAAAACCGGGCTTCAAAAAGTATTCTTTTGCCTTTGGCGTAGTATTGTCGTGTGCTACTACTACATAATTATCGTAATAGTCGTCCAAAGTGATTCTAGTCACATCAAATTCGTAGTCTTTCACGTACTGCTTATAGCCTCGTGAAGCCCTTGCCCGCACACGCTTTCCATTGAGTTTTTCTCCAATCATCTGTTCAAATCTCTGCTTGATTTGATCAAACGTTCCGTCAATGGAACGGCGAAAGTTGGCAAAATCACGCCCAAGGTCATAAAACTGACCATCGGCACCGTATTGTTCAACTATCCTTTTTAGGAGAATTTCCATATCTCAGATATTGTCCTTAGACATTTCATTTCCGCAGTGATGACACTTGGCTCTCATCCACCAGTATCCTCCACGTTTTCCGTGGTCATATACATGGGCATCTTCACCACATTCATCACACTCAATTGTTTGATCGTCGTCGGGAGGAGACATATTGTCGTAATGACGTTGTGCTGCGTCAAACTTCTTTCCAAATCCACTGGCTTCATCAACCTTTTGTTTTTCATTCAAAAGTTTGTCTGCCTTACGTTGCATTTCTTTTTCCCCTTGAGGAGTCAAAGTGTATCCAAGAGCCGCCGAACCTTCTACTCCCTTATGACTTCCACCCTTCTTTGAAAAAGCACCGGGAACATTATATCCATCGACTGCTCCTGTGGTCGTCATTTCATCAATTTGTTCTTCTGGAAGTTCGTGTTTACCAGTGTGAATCCAATTGATCATTTTGGAATGTTCTCCGCTCTGACGTTCACGATCTGTTTGAGAATCTACGTGTTTTGCACATAGTCCACCAAGACCTGCACGAGTTTCGGGAGGAGTCTTTACATTTCCGCCACATCCCTTTATTCGGCACTTTTTCCCCTCTTCCATTGGACCCTTCTTAAATGCCTTTGGGGTCATCACAGGAGATACGGCTCCGGTTGTGGTCATTTCTCCCACATTTCCTTGAATGTCATTCCACTTGTGGGTTTTTGGATCGAGAGCTTTCCAATTTCCGTCTGGCGTCTTCCACAAAAACCTGCTATGTGGTTGAGAGAAAGAAAGTTGATAAACAGTTCCATGCTCAGAAGATTTTTGCTTGCGGATGGACCACTGTTGTCTTCCCCAAGCTTTATCTGCTAAATCATAGACGAGGTTATCGTCGGGGTTATATCCTTCCTTGACAATTCCACGAACGATTTCACGAATAAGAGCATCAAGTTGAGAGCGTTTGATGGTGTTCTCCATGATAGGATTCATGGTCTTCAAAAAGTCCAACATTTTTTGATTGCCGTCTTTTTTGGCGGATTGTCCCAAAGAAATCATCAAATCCGAAGGCAGAGCTTTCTTTGGTCCTGCTTGTTTTCGGAGTTTTGCAATTGCTTGATCTGTTGGGTCGCCTTTTTCCACAGGAGTAGGATTATATGGTTTGCTTCGTTCTCCTTCTCCACCAAACTTGATGTCGTCGGAAGTCTGTCCCATTGCCTGCATATACTTCCCAATAAATTCTTCGTTACGACCGTTAATCCATATGGATAGTTTATCTGGATTCTTGAGAACCTTCCCAAAGTTTCCAATCATCCAAATGAACATTCCATTTGGAAGGGCGACAATAGCTCCCATACGTGGATGTTGGTACACAACCTGTTTTCGATCCCACACATATCCTTCATCATTGAGAGCTTGATCGTGTTGGGGGTCTGCCTTAATTCTATGAGCTAGGGCAGGGGCGAACTGAGGGATCGCCATGATGTAATACTCTTGAAAGAGTTTTTGAAGTGTGTCTTTGTTAGGAGACATGTGATGTTCCCTCCGTTTGCTTTTGGACTTCCTTCAGCAATTCGTAAGAGAGCATCAAAACCATAACGTGATTGTCTTTAACGAGCTTGCCGGGATTGATTTTATCCAACTGGTTGACAACCTCACGGATTTTGATCTTGGTAACATCGGAGTCTTTGATCTTTCCGATCTTTTCCGTTAGCGATTGTTTAATCTCCGCAACCTTTGACTTTACAAAAACGTCAAAGTTGTTCGTGTTGGCAACGTTGCAGATATATTCACGCAAAACCGACTTCTGTCCATCGTCAAGAACGCCAGCGTATTTCTCGTTGAATTTCTCGACCAGAAGTTTGTAAGTAAGAAGACGTATATCCTCAGACTGAACTTGATAATAGTTGATGAGTTCGTCTTCGGAACGTGTAACCTTTGGTTTGTCAACGACGTGCTCTACTATGCAGTTTTTAGATTGATACACTTCTTTGACATCAAATTTACAGTCCGAGGATGCTACGTCTTCAAAAATCTTGTAAATGGAAGCCAGAACTCTATAGTTTCTGACCGGGGCTTTCAGCATTTCGTCGATTGGATACGACGCTTTGACCTCTTTAATCAAGTCATACTTGAGTTGGGTCAATCTTTTGTTGTTCAACTTCTTACGGGCTTCAAGAACAACACTTAGAAATCTTTCAGCATGTGTTTCATCCTTGATCTTTTCGTTCAACAACGAACCATAAAGTTGCCACTCTCTCCCAAGTTCCGTGTTCTCTCGGAAGTATTTGTGAAGAAGGTCTTTGGCGACGGATGTTTCGTGCCCGGCAATAATATCTGCTGTCACCTGTTTTGTCAGGAGTTCAAACAGAATGCCGGTATTCCTAAACTTTGAATGACGCATTCGTTTCTGCATAGTATTAGACTCTCTTCAACTTAATTATAAATATAGACATCGAATTTGAAAATCAATGTAAATATTCATGTACGTTCGACTTATTCTAATATGTTCCTCTCGTCCATCATGGACTTACTTCCGGTCGCCTGATTCTCGCTAAGAAGTTCTTTCTTGGTATCGGCATTTGTTTTGCTCAAGAATTCACCAAGACTTTTTATCATAGCGGAGTCTGCCTTCTTTTTGACAGGTGCCGGTTTTGCAGCAGGTTTTTGTTCTTGAAGGTGCAATGGGGAGTTTTTCTCACTATTTTGGGTGAGAGCACTCTTTTTCTTACCTTCACTGTTCTTTCGGGTATTTCCCGACAGTTCATTGTGACCGAGAGGGTCTTCTCCGAACGGATGTTGTGCCCGTGCATCGTGTTGACCACTCTGATCACGTTCCAACTTTCGTTCTTTGACTAAATCTTCTGGCTTTTCTAGATCAGGCTCTTCTCCTTCTGGACCTTCTTCTCCCTCTTCTCCCTTACCTTCTTCCCCTTCTCCTTCGCCGCCGCCATCCCCAAGGTCAAGATCGCCTAAACCTCCACCACCACCGCCCCCACCAATGTCAGGAAGTCCACCATCATCTCCTTCGTCGTCCTCGCCGCCCTTATCCCCACCACCAATTTTCTTAAACGGCTTGGCTGGATCATCACCATCTTCTTCAATAGAAGCAAAGCGATAGTTCTGTTTGGCATCCTCAACGATTTGGTCTCGGACTTCTTTGATGTCGTCTTCGGACATGTTGAAGATATTCTTGTAAATCCAATCACGAGAGAAGAATTTATTCTCAACCATGTCAGTTGCTACTGCAACCTTATCAGACCAAATCTCCAACTTCTCTTTCTCGAAGATCGTGGATGGATTGGTGAGTTCAAGCTCAAAATCAACCAAGCTATCATCACGATAGCCTTGTGCATACAAATGAACAATCGCAATTTTGCTGAGTTCTGAAACGATGATTCGTTGCAGACGTTGAATGGTTCGTGCGAAACGAACATCTTCCGATGCAAGGGTTGCCTTGCCAGAAATACCTTCTTCATATCCAAGGAATGCCTTTGGAATCTTCAAAGCCGCCATCAGCTTGTTACGAAGGTATTCAATATCTTCAGTGCCGGTCCATTCCATACCACCGAGGGTATCGATCTTGGTTCCGCTATCTCCACCACGAACAGGAATGTAGTAGTCTTCAACCATGTTTTGCAGGTTGAAGCGAAGATTGTATTCCCCGGTTTGGTCATCCATGTAGGGGGCTTTCTTCATTTTATCCATCATCTTCTGCATGTAGTTATCAATTTCAGCAGGAGGAATGTTTCCAATATCAGTGTAGAAAATGCGTTTCTCAGGAGCACGCATGATACGATGGATCAACATTGCGTCTTCCATCAATGAAAGCTGCTTCCACACACGGCGAGCACCTTCAATCATGCCTTTTCCGTATGGCAAAAAATTGCTGTCAGACATGAGACGGAAGTGAGCCATCTCATAGTTTTCCAATACTTCAGCCTGCGACGTATCGGTAGGACGAACTTGGAATTTTACATAACGCTTGTTGTAAGGGTCGGAATTCTCAATACGTTCTACGTTGTATGCCGAGATTGGTTCTACCATGTAGATGCCGTATTCGGGAGTGATGTAGAGTTTGAGAAAGAAATCACCGTACTTGGTCATGTTACGAATCCACGACCAGAGGTTGAAACGAATGTTCAGGATTTCGTCAAAGAGATTTTCAAGAATTTGCTTAACGTTGTTGTTGTTTGAGTGAACGGTAAGCATCTTGCCCATTTCATTATAGGTCAGACATTCATCTGCATAAATGTCCAGAGCCGAGGAAATGATTGGGTCCATGTCCATCGTATCATAGTCACGGAACAAATCCATGCGGGCTGCTTGATACGAAAGAGAAAAGTCACGAGTATATGCGTTGTAAGCCGTGGAACGAATACGATTGAAGCGGTCTCGCAAAGAATTGCGATCCGTCGCCATCATGATGTTGTCCGTATCCTTGACTTTGATCTGTTTTCCACCGACGTTTCTTACGATAACATCAGTCGAAAAAAGACGCTTCAGTCTCGCATATAGAGACTGTTTCTTTACGTCTAAGATTTCGTCATCAAACGAATTTAGATTGTTTGGTGTAGCCATATTGTTTCCTTCTTGTCAATGTGTATGTGTTTGGGCATAAATGCCCGTGTATAAATGTGTTTCTTTAGCCCAAGAGCCACGTAATATCTTCGTAGTTGTCTTTTCCAAAGCCATTCCGCCCGGTTTTCATTTTCCATGCTTGTTGACCTACTTGAGCCTGTTGACTCTTGTACACGGGAGCGTGATCGCTCTTGTTACGGTTCATTCCTTCCACCGCAATACGAGTCAATTCAATGCCTTCCTGTCGTAAACGAAGGGCTGTATCTCTTACCCAAAGTGCAATCCCCAATGACATAACCAAGTCGTCATTATAGCCTTCCATTGCTTGAGCTTTACCGTTCTTCCAAATGAATGTTTCCAATTCGGCGAACGTTCGGGCAGAGAAAATATCAATAGCCTTCTCACGGAAGAACTGCTCCAAGTGAGCAATAACGAGTGGACGGGTTTTTATATTTGTACTGAAACCGGGGACAAGTTTCTTTTCTTCGCTGGCATGACTGTTTGTCAATTGTCGTTGAACATCGACATATTTTAAGTCCGCAGAACTATAAAAAAGGTTTTTGTAATCTCGATCAATGATGGTTTGGATCGTGGACCATCCGACGTTTTCACGTTCAACAATCAACAGTGCGTTGTTGTATTCCGTGGCTAAGGCTACAAGAAAGTTTCCAAAATCTTTGGTTCCAAGGTTCCCTTTGTATTCGGCTACTTGAGTAGGAGTTTCCAGAGAAACATCAATGACGTGGGCAGCAGAAAAGTCAGCACCATCTCCACGAGCTACGTCAGCAGAAACAATGTAGGTATGACTGTAATCTGGGAATTGCCAAACCCAAAGTCCTTTATCTACTCCACGAGTATCCACTGGTTCTTTCTTCTTGGTCTTCTTATACCATTCAACGATGCCCAAATCGACAACGTTATCACCTGTAGCAATAAAGTCGCAGTCAAATTCTTGTGCCGCTTTTTTAGGATTTCCTTGTTTCTCTCCCTCAATGCGACGCCACTCTGGATCACGTTCGGGATGCAAATCCCACGGAAGTTTGATTGGGTGGAATCCATTTTTTCCAAGTCGTCCATCGTTGTTTTCTTCGGCACCGACCCACATTTTGTGGAACCAATTACCGACACCACGAGGGGTTGAAAGAATGATGGCACGACCACCAGTTGACAACGTAGGTTGTGCAGAAGTCCAAAGTTCCTCGGCTTCTTCAATAAGACCAGCTTCGTCAATAATCAGAAGCGACAGTGCCAAGGAAACACCTGATTTCTTTGTGGTGGATGTGGCTCGGATTTGTGACCCGTTTTGAAATTTAAGCGACAAACGATTGTCTTCTTCGCACTTGACTTTGAGCCAAGTTGGAAGATTGTCGTTGGCAAATCTAACCTTGGTAATGATTTCTTTGGCAACGTCTTGCTTCAACGAAATGATAAGGATGTTCTTGTCTTTATGGAATATCATTAACCACAAAGAATATGCGGCGACAAGAGTTGAAATACCCATTTGACGGGATTTCAAAATGATATTGAAATGGTAATCGTGAAGGTCTTGAAGAGTTCCTTCTTGGAAGGGATAGAGATCAAAGAAAATGCTGCCACGAATAGGGTGTTGAATCTTGACGTAGTGCTTCATGAAGTAAACAGGAGAAGCATAGCACTTCTTGTACTCTTCACGAATGATCTCTTGATACGACTTTGGAGTCTTTGGATCGTCGGGCATAGATTAGTCTTTAGTCACAATATCCTTGAAATCATACTTCTTGATGCTTTCAAGATATTTGCTCTTCAGGTCGGAGGTAATTTCCGTACCTTTTGAAATCAATTCTTCAACTCTTTTCAAGTCTTCGGTAGTATCGTCAATCATTTTGTCCTTGTTTGTATTCTTCCAAACAATGGTTTCGTCGTATTCACTTTCGGGAATAGTTGTTGCATCCCCTCCCGTTCGCTTGTAATACTCAAGCGTTTCTGTAATTTTGATTCTCAACTCTTTCAAGTGACCGAGTTCGTAGGTGGCTAAACGATACTTTTCGTAGTCACCATAGATTCCCAAAACCCTAAGTTTGGTCTCGTAATCTATCAAGCAGTCAAGGCAGCATCCGGTTCGAGAAATCATCTTCTGATCCTTGGCATCTACCCATTTCCACTTGGCACCACACGACTTACAATCAAGCGTGTCGCCAATAGCTTCTCGGATAATCTCCCCTTGGGTCTTGGTTAACCGAACGGGCTTTCCGCCCTTCTTTACCCACTTCACACCTTTGGAGTCAGTCCATTTCTCCCCTTCATTACGATGTTTATGGTCGTCACCCGTGTATCCTACTTGTACAAAAGGTCTTTCTCCTGCCAAGTAGTCTTTAACGATGTCAATGTTGCTCTTTCCAGATGCTCTTTTCATAACTTGTGTTTGAACCTTTCTATACGTATGTAAATATCGTCCAAAAGGATGAAAAATGCTTATGGGAAGACACTTTTCGAGCCTGCGGAGTTGACGATAATCTTCCTTCCCTTGTTTGTGGCACCATCGTATTTTATAGAAAGTGCTGTAGCTATGCTTTCTACGAGTCCAGAACCCGAAAAAGCGACCGTTCCAAGGGTCAAATAATCGCCCACGATAGACGTTCCCGCACCAGAAGTGGTAATTTTGAGTTGGTCCACGTTTGTATAACAAACCTGACCCTCACCCGTTTGTGGAGGAGAGTGGGTAGGAACCCTCCAACTCAACAACCTAGTATCTACGTTTGGACACTGCGGAATGTTTGGAAGGAACAAGCTTTGAGAAATACTCAAGCTTCCCGAAATGAACTGAACCTTGGTTGGGTCAAGGTTGGAATTAGAGATGAAAACGAATAGACTCTCTCCTCCGGGATCAAACGATTGAATCGTTTGAAGATCAGAATACACAAGGGTAGAATTGACATCAAAAAGTTCTGCCTTGATAATAAACCCTTCGTTCGGCACATTGATTCGGAATGGAATCTTGGAGAACAAAATATCTGGCGAGAATCCATAGTCCCCATAGACCTTCAATGAGAGTTCAGACAACGTGACATTACAATCGGTTGGAACAATCACGAGAGTTCCATAGTAATCGTTGGACGGAGTAAAGAACAACATTTGCTTGTCCTTAAACGTCTTCGTGGTGGTCTCTTCTCTTGTAGCTACCTCGCCAATTTTTAATCCAAACGGACTTATGTAATCCTTTTCCTTGGTAATGCTATCAATGGAACTTGTGAAATAGAATGAGACCTTGGAGTCGGTTGCCAGCTTCGGCTTCTCCATGATGACGTTCATAGACAGAACATACAAAGCACCCGCCTTCAAATTGACAAAGTTAGAGTTATATGAAGAACCAGTCAAGTCATTGAAAGACCCACTATCATATGGATAATAGACCGCATCATTCACCACACCGGCAGAATCGTTTTTAGCTATGATGTAGGTTGTTCCATCCGGCCAAATGTTCTTCGGAGCAGCAATTCTCATTGCGTCGATCAACGGACTGACCGAATGAGATAGAGACATATTGATTGAACTAGACCCAACAAACCAATACTTGTTGATGTGAGATTGATTGTAAAAAGACCCCAATAAAGAGTAGGTTTTATTGGCTGTAACGGGGTCTGTGAGAATCTCAAATGCTCCTAACGGCTCGTCTGTAATCAATTGAAAGTCGCCGGGGTAAACCAAGCTCTTTCGGTAGAGTTTATGGCGAGCAATAAATCCAGAAAACGGTCTAATGTTTCGGTACACTACTTCGGCATAGGATTCTTTGATGAAAATTGGAGACCCCGTTAGTGGCACGTATTTCTGATAGGAGTCCGATGCCGTGTTATATGCAACCCACTTGTAAGATGCTGTGAACGTCCCGTAATTGATGTTAGTAACAATTTGGCTTGTGTTGTATGGGAAAAAGAAAGCGTCGCTCAATTGCAACGTTTTGCTATCAATGACTTTTTTTACCTTGAGGGAAGCCGTAACATCTGTGGAACGATCAACATATGAGAATGGAGCCTGAATCGTCTTTGCAGTCAATACAAATGATTGATTCTCCATCTGAGTATTGAAGGACTTAGTTGGATACAACTGAGGTCCGGCGTCAGCAGCAGCAACATTCAACACCACACGATAATCAATATCGGTCTTTTTTGGATTGATGTTCTTTTTGTTTACATCCTTTTTAGGTGCAGCAGCGAAAGCAGAAAAAGAACCAGTCAAGGTGTATTGATAAGTCAATGCTGACCCCACGTTACTATCTACGACTGGATAAAGCAACGGTCGGACTTCAATGGATGGTTTGTTATAGAAACGAACCTTGGCTGCGTTCTGAACGGTCTTATCAATTGTGATGTCTTGTTGCCATCGGACAATTTCATCCTTGGCAGACGTTCCAACAAGAATGATTTTGGCGGGACCGTTGTAAGTCTCGTTGTAAACATTTACCGAAAGGACAAACTTGGCTACGTCGGCAAACTGTGTGGAACTTCTCGGACGTTCAATGTAGAGGGAGTTACCGTTGGAATCAATACACTCAACTTGAATTTCGGAACCTTCCTTGAGAAGAACGGACCCATTAAAAGACATCGGGTTTCGTCCACCCGTGAAGACAGGGTTGAACTCAGCTATCCCGAAGTATTTGGAAAGAAATAGGGTATCCTCGATGTCAACCTGCATGGTATCCAAACCAAGGTCAACACCTTTTTTACCGAACGCTGAGAGTAATTGCTGAGGCATACGTTCTATAAATATAGAACGCATGTAACTTTGTCTTAATTAGAGCGGGAACTTCTTGGATACTTTGCGACAAAAAGATATAAAATCTTTCAGTGTAAGGTCGGATTTCATGTAGTTTACCGCACTACAACAAAATACCACGTTATTTTTTGTGTATCCAACCCGGCTATTTATCCGGTCTAATGATAGCGTATGGTCGTTATTTCGTTTGAGAGTAAGAGGAAGTCCGGTATAGTAACATACCTGTGGAATTTTAGAAAAATCTTCAAAGGAAAGATTCCATTTCAATTTTCTTCTACGACTTGATTGTCTAAAATACTGAAATTTTCCTAAAAGTGTTTCATTTGATTTTTTCCACCAGTTGCCTCTGGACTTAGCCTTGGTTTTATTATAATCTCGGATGCATAATTTACAATGACTTCGCCGTCCATCTTGACGATCTTTTTGCCTTCCAAATTCATTTAACGGCTTAGTCTTACGACATGAGGAACATATTTTCATTCAAATGTTACTTTGGAGAAGCTGCCCTCTTTCTTTAACTCAATCTGCTTGTCAACGGCGTCTTTCAGGGCGTCCAAATGACTCACGACAAGGATAAAGTCAAAATTGCTCTTCAGGAATGAGAACAAAGTGTACATCGCAGCCATGTTATCGGCATCCAATGTTCCAAAGCCTTCATCAATCGCCAAGAATGTGGTTTTGGGGAGATTTGATATGTTTGTCAGGGCTACACGGATTGCAACCGAGGCAACAAATCTCTCAAATCCAGACGTAAGCTCAATTGGCCAGCGTCCGTGGTCATAGACAACGTACGGAACTACGTTCTTCCCATCCGTCTCAAGCTGGATTGTGTAGTCAACCACTTGGCAGAGAATAGAATTCACTTCCTTTTCAATTGCCGGAACGGTATTGCAGATGACTTGGTACGGGATGCCATCACGTCCTACCGAGGCAAGGTACAACTGATACGAATCAGCTTCATATTCCAAAGCTTTAAGCTCTTCCATAGTCTTGCACAGCTTCTCAATGTTGTTGCGGAAGATTTCACGCTTGCCGGAAATGTCCATCATCAATCGGTTCTGTTTTTGTAAGTCCAAATCCAACCGAGTAATGGTCGTCTTGTAAGAAGAAATCTTGGCATGAACCTTTGAGTTACTTTCCACGGCGACTTCGTTGCGATGGTAAAGTTCAATCTGACCCGTAACAGTCTTCAGTGCCACTTCCAATTTTTCAAGCTCATTGGTTCCAACAATGATGTTTCGGGACAGGGTTCCATATTCATCCTTCACCTTACTTCTCTCATTCAAAAGCTTGGTGTAGGTTTCATATGCCTTTTCGACCCACTCATACTTGGCAAACTCAGTGCGAAGATTTTCCAACGCAGAGACCATGTGGTCCGTATCTTTTTTGTCTTGAATCAATTCTTGTTTTGCACGAGTTGCATCCTTCACAAAGGAATTGTTCGTGCAGTAGCGGCAATTGGGGTCGTACTCGTGGACACTCAAACGGTCGGCTTTTTCCAACTTACCCTTGATCTCCACCTTCTTGAGATCGACCCGTTGCTTCACTTCATTGATTTTGTCTGATAAAGTCTTGTAGGTCTTGTGACTCTCAACAAGATTGGACGATTCAATGTCTTGAATCTTCTGATTGATGTCTGTGATGGAGCCTTCTTTCTCAGCAACCGCCGTGCGAAATCCTTCCAAAGCAGCACGTTTTTGTCGAACGGAAGTCTCCGCTGCAATTTTTCGGTCGTTAAGTTGGGGAATGTTGGTTGGAACTTCATCGTCCAGCTTAATCAAGTTTCCTGTCTCAATAACAATTTGTTCATTGACATCGGAGATTTGTTTCTTCAACGAATCCAAGTCTTTGTTGGCTTGATTGAGAAGTGTGTCGGCGTGTGCCAACGCATTCTCATTCTGTTGCTTTTCAAATGGATAGTTCTTATCCTTATGAACCTTTAGCAACGTATTGAGTTCTTTGTTGCGTTCACTGCCCGATTCGGCAAGACGGTCAAACACATTCAATCCAATGAATTGAACAAGCAAGTCTTTCCGTTCGCTATTGCCCATGTCAATGAACGACGTGTTGTTCTTTGCGGTCTGGAAAGAGGCAGCGGTGAGTACGAAATCTTCGTATGTTCCAATATAATCACGAATGACTTCGTTGGTATCACGCCGAGCCGTGCCGTGTAATTCTTCTTCCACACCATTCACTACTTTCCAGAACTTCACGTCAACCTTGACGTTTCCAGAACGAGTAGTTGAGCCTTTTCTCTCAATGAAATATCGGACACCAGAAATCTCAAATTCCAGTTTGCAGCGGAAGGAAGACTTTTGAACGTTGAGTACATGAAGACCCTTAAACCCACGGTCAAACTTGTCATACAAGCAGAAAATCAGAGATGAAAGAATGCTTGATTTTCCAGCACAGTTTGGACCAAAGATTCCATAGACGCCATCCATTTGGGTGAAGTCAATTGAGTTTCCTTCCCCATAAGTGAACATATTATCCCATTCAAATTTGATGGGCTTCCACTTCAAATTGCGAGCAAACTCGTCTCGTTTGATAAGGAGATTTGTTGCACGATTGATGTTAAGAATATCATCCGCTTTTTGTGGATTTGTGATTTGAAGCTTTTTCTCCAAGAACTCTTTGATCAGTTCGTTTTGATATTCAACATTGGTCAAATCGGTCAATACAACGTCGGTACAAAGTGGAATAACATCCTTTTTGTCGGCTTCTTGGTCCATGCGGACATACGCCGTTTCAACAATCTGACAGCGTTCTTTGAGCTTGGCTACAACCGCCTTGACTTCCGAAGCAATTGTATCATAGCATCGGAGACGAAGATGAACTTGAGCGGGAAGCTCAGTCAAATCTGTAGTGACCTGCCCCTTATGAATATCAACTGTGAAGTACCCAACTTCATTTTTGAGTTCGTGGAATTCGTAGGAACGAGTCGGCAAATCCCACATTGAATAACCATGTCCATGAAGGTCTTCGCCGTGGTTTTGTTGAACCATACTTCCCACATAATGCACACATGGCTTATGATTTTCGGGATCATAGTCTTGCATGTCTTGCTTTTTGTGAATGTCTCCAAGCAAGGCAATATCGTGCCAATCAAACATTGGAACCATGATGGCGGGATTGCTGATGGCATAACCGCTCTCCAAAGCAGCTTTATCAACTGCCCCGTGGAATAGTGCGATTATGTGGTCGTACTGATTGCGATACAAATCTGGAATGTCTTGACCACGGATATAGTTTTCTGGCTGATCAAACACACCCATGTTGTTCCACAAAATGTTTCCATATCCATACAACCCCGTGTTCTTCAAATAGTGTAAGTTGGGATGACTTAATGCATCTACGATTGGAGTCAAACTGTCCAAGCGACTCTTGTTGGAAAGTGTGGCGTCGTGATTTCCCGCAATCAAAATGACAGGACGAATGTCGGCAAGATTCTTGAACAAATCGGTTGCCATTTGAACGCATTCGGGGCTAAGGTCGGACTTGCTATGAAAAACGTCGCCCAGCAAAGCAACAACTGTATCTGGTGGACTGTTTCTGACTTCTTCGTAGAGAGTTTTGAAGACGTTGCGATATTCGTCGTGTCGCTTGTTCAACCTGATGTGGATGTCTGCAACGTGCAGAATATGGGTGAACTTCTTGTTTTCCGTCTTTAGGATAGTTATCATATGTTCAGTTTGTACGCTAACAAATCGGACTCTGTGAATTCTTCTGCTTCCCGAATCAATTTGTGCGTCTTCAAAAATCCAAGTTTGGAAGGGTCTTTGCCATTGAGCTTAACAATGAAGACCGAAATTCCGGGCACATCTTTAACTAGCAGTTCGTAATTTTTTACTGCATCATTAAGTGCATCATCGTCCAACACCATGTTGACACGTTTGACATCGTGTATTACCATTCGCTCACGAAGCTTCTTGGAAGGATATTTTCCAAAGAGCGGAATGGCATTGGTTCTGATTGCCATCGCATCAAATGCTCCTTCACAGAAATTCAGTGGTTCGCTGTAATTGACAAAGCTTTCAAAGCCAACCAGATTCATGGGCACTTGCGGCTTCTTGTGTGGGATTGTTCCCTCGCTTTCATAATAACGCCTACCCATGAAAAAATTCAGATTTCCCTCGGCATCGTAGGATGGAATGATGACATAAAATGCATAGTCTCCACTTTCTGCATATCCAATGTTGTATCGGATGATGTCTTCACGAAGAACCCCACGACGTTTCAAGTAGCTCAATGCATTTCGGTATTCAATTGAGGCAACGGGTTTCGCCAACGGATGAAACTCGTCCGGCAGCATTAACGCCTGTTCGTCTTCCTTTCCTTTTTTGCGAATAGCAATTCGCAAATCGCCCGTCAGTTCTGCCATTCTTTCTCTGTAAGAACTTGAGGCTTTGACTTTTTTGAGGAAAGAACCTAAGAACGAACCCTTGATGTTACACGTCCAACAATGCCACTGACCCGTCTCCAAATTGATTTCCAATTTTCGCTTGTAGTGATGGCAACAGGGGCAGAAATAAACAGCCTGATTGCCTCCTTTACGAAGCCGTGCTGTCTGACCGAGCAACTCGTTGAGAAGAGCTACAATTTGGGACTGTACGAGCATTTGCCCAATACTACTCGACAAAAAGGCAAAACTCAACTTATTTTAACTGGCTGAGGGTTTCGTGGTATTCGTCCAATTGTTCTTCCAAGCGGCTTTTTGCCATGTTCAGATCAATTCGATACCACTCGCCCTTGATTTCCAATGCGAAGTGTTTCATGGTTTCTTTAATGCGTTTTTCTGCATCTCGAAACTCAGGATGATGGAGGGAGTAAACAATTTTATAACTGCGAAATGGGTCGCCGGTCTGATAGACGTGAAGGCGTTCCGTCAAATTTGTCGTGGTTCCAACCTTAACCCAACCGGGATAGGCATCGTTCACGATTATGTATAAGTAACCAATTTTCAAAACTTATTCTGGTGCGGGCGTGTGGTGAATCTTTTTGTATTTTGGGCAACTGTGCATACAGTCATCACACACTTTTTCTTCTTCCCATCGGGCAAATTGAGACCATGTTCCTTCGGTCACGTCATAGAACCCGCCTGTCATTTTGGGATTTCCTTCGTCAATAAGTCCGTGGACAACTTTTCCACAGCGATCACAAGTAATTCGGATGTCTTTCATAAGTTATACATTCCATTGATCATTATACTTTTGATTTTATTATAGAATTTCATAAATAAATCAACCGTAAATTCTGACGGATGTCTTAAATTTAAGATATAATACATTGTCTCCATCCTTTATGTTGATTGCGTCTTCCTCTAAATACAGCAATCATATTAGATTGGCACAAATGATTTTCTTTGCAAAATTGTTGCAAATTTTCAAACTCGGTTTTTTCTCCATCAGGAGACATAAACACCCATGATTTAGAATTATTATACTTTCCATCTCTCCATAACTTTTTTTGTATAGTAGATAGTTTTTTTATTTGTAATGGGTTGTTTTGATAAAATTGTTTAATTCTTTGCGAATTTTTCTTTTTGGCTTCGGGAGTGGAATGGATTTGTTTCATTCGTTTCCGATGCTCGGCTAAAAACACAGGATCGGAAAATCTTTTCTTTAATGATTGTCTATGTTTTTCGATTTGTTCCAATGTATGTTTATATCCACCATTTCCCTCCCCACCCAACGATAAATTACATAGAATACCTTTACCACGCATTCCATGTTTTTGAATTTCAGCCTTTTCAATCAAGAACGACTGCTGCTCAGAAATGTGTTCGATAATCTTTTTACATTCGATTTTTAATCCAAGAGATAAGATTTTTCGGATTTTGTTGAAAAGGTAATTGTTACCGTTTGGAATTCTTCCATTGATTACATCATGAATGTGTTGAAAAAGTCGGTTTCCTTGTCCTTTACCAACATAAAACGGGGTTCCCGTTCTTGGATCAATCAAATGGTAAACGTAAAATTTGTCTTTCATTATGCAATACTGGTAACTACTGCATCATACATATCAGCATTCCGAACATCCCATTCGTTTTTTCTGTTCATTTTTTCAAAGTTTAATACTTCTGGATGAATTTTTGGAAGTTCTTGATAAACATATTCTTTACCTGTCAGCCCTTTTACCCGGCATTTGCCAAACACCGTCTTTCTGGCAGTCGTGACCGAAACGAGCTTTACGGGCAGTTTCATCTGTTCGGCGATGATATACTCGAAGACCGCATTAAAGCGTGCGAGCTTGATTACCACCTGTTGACTCGTCCTGCCCCTCATAAACCCCGATAGAGCGGCTTCGAGATTGATTTGAGTGGTGTTTGGGAGGTTTGGATTAGAAGCTAGGACAGAAATGACATGAAATGCCTTTTCTTTGTTGGTTTCCTTCTTGGTGAGGTCAATGAACCCCGCATCTGCAATAGACGAGCCATTATAAAAAGCCCACCCACATGTTGAGGTTGATGCGTCAAAACCTAGTATCATAGGGATAAGTACAAAAAAGAACCCCGCCGAAGCGGGGTAAGAGTTTTTATATTTGAGTCGTTTATGGCTTGTACTTACGGGCAGAAAAGCCACGGATGTAGCGTGACAATTGTTTGGATTGCACACCTTGAGCATCCTTGAAGGCAGTGACGCCTTGCTTGACTTTAACCTCAAATCCGTTTGGGTTCTGAAATTCATTACCGTTCATGCTGGTAGCATCAATGGTCGTTCCAGCGGCAGGTTGTGTGCCGGGTCCGCCGAGGGTTGCCTTGACATCAAATGCTCCACCGGCACGTTGCTTGGTGTAGCGAGTCTGAAGGTCAGTCGTTAGGGATGGTCTTTCGTTTGGCGTTGGCATATGTTTCCTTTGTTATAAATATCAATCAGTAGTCCATTTTCACAACAAAATTGATCGGAAGTTCAGGGGTGATTTTGATTGGGCTTCCCAATTTAGCCACGGCAACCAAATCCAATCCGCTGTAAATTCCAATGGTTGTTGCCATTGGAGCAGCAAAAGAACCAGTTTTGTCGGTTGAAGTCAATCGCTCGTAATCCAAGAATTTGGATGCAATCTGCGGCTTCGAGGTTCTTTGGCTGAGGAAGTTCATGTAATCAATGATGTCACTGAACAGCTTCCTTTGGCACGACGGAGTAATGAATGACCCATAGTTTTCTTGAGTCAGACGATTGGTAAAGTATTTCCATATGATGTTCATATCACGAACATCAATTCTGTTATCTTGGTTCAGGTCCAAAACATCTTGCATCCAAGTGTCGGTTGTTTCCCAACGAACAATGCTTTCACTCGCCATGAAAGCGGTGTGTTCTGGATCATATCCTGTTTGAGCTTGATACCAGTTCAACAGGCTGATTTCATCATCAGTCGTTACGATTGAAGAACTCCAATCAGTTGAAATGGTCAATCCGAGTCGAGACGTGTTCTTGTATTGCATGTATCTAAGAACCACATCCACATCTTGAAAATCAAAGAATCCATTCTGGTTAATATCCAACGAAGACGTTGCACGCATAATCGCCGATGGATTGGTGCTTACATTGAATTCGCCGGGGCTGACTGAACAAACTACCTGTTTCTCGAAAATGGTATGTTGACCCTTGAAGGACAAATCGTATTGGTATGTGTTTACGTTAATTGGATTGAAGAACAATCCATCAAACACCGAGCCAGAAGTCATCAGAATGATTTTTCCATTTCGGTAGAACACATTTCCAACATGGAATTGGTCGTGCAAATTTGCCAAGTTGTAAATGTATGCTTTTCCAGAAACATCTCCGAGGGTAGCTCCATTACTCTCTGTGACGTAAATGTTGACTTCACGATTTTCATCAAACATCAAGATAGGAGCACCCACTACAAACGAACGACCATCAATAGAAACACTGTTTCCGAAGTCACGATACGGATTCAAGAAACGCTTCTTTCTCTGATAAATGTTGACTATTTCCCACTCAAGAGACGATGTGTTCTTTTGGAGAAGCATAACTTGACCGTTCAGTTCTTTCTCCAAATTGTCGGGGCATTGGTGCAATTGTTGCAGTGTGCCTCCAATATAGCACGAATTCATGTCCAGATTGTCAATCTTTGGAATACCTGCCACAGCGTTGTTTCCAAACACATCAACGGAATATCCAAGACGATTGTTCTTCATTATTGAAGACGTACCATAGGTCTTCAACACTAATTCAAATCGTGTAGCGTGACTTGGGCAACGCTCATAAATCGAAATAGAACCTTGTTCCGTGGCATCTGAACCACTGAATTCATATACGGAACGGTCTAAGTATTCTCCGATGATAACCGTGGTTCCGTAGGTTGATACCGAGTATCCATATCCATTGGTCAAATTCATGTTGATTTGATATGGATCAAAATCTCCAAACGTCAGTGGATATGGGGTTTCACGGTCGGGGCGGAAGATGTAAGTCGGCGTCCAGCTTCCACTCACAAATTCAAAGTAGTGGGCTTGATTTGCCATGAGGTCTCCAAATCCAACAATCAAACTTCCGCTGAACGAACCGCTCTGTTTGTTCAATTTCAAACTTGTTCCAAACAAAGAACCGGAGTTCGATCCAGATGCCTCAATCTTCTGGAACAACGTCCAATCGTACGTGCTTCCCGTAGAAGTATTACGATACATGTAAACCATTCCCTTGGACTCGCTGACATGTGGAGAACCTACTGCCAGCCATCCATCATTGATACTCACAGCTTTTCCAAACGATTCGCTGATGTTGGGGTCTGGATTTTCTCCGATGAAAGCCACTGGATTACTTCCAGTCAAAAATGTGATGAATTCGGTTTGACTAAGATCAAAAACCTCAACGTGAGAGCCAGAAGTCAAAAACAAGCTTGCACTTGTCATGACTCGTTCAAGATAGTATGGACATCCTACCGCCAACAATTTGGAGTACATGTCCACCGAAACTCCGAATCCATTTTCAAGAGAAGCAGTGTACAAATCTTTGTCAATCTCCAAATCTTTGTCTTCGGAAGACCCCGTGTTATTATCTTCCGTGTGAATTGGATCATAGAGAGAAGGAACTGAACCACTTTCCGCCGCCAACAAGATATTCATGTCGGGGGCAGAAAAATGCAATTGACCTACCAAATCGTGCTGGTCCGTGTTCTTGTTGTAACGATAATAATCTATGGAACCAGTGTGAAAGACGCTAGAGGTCGAAAAACTGTAACGAATCGTATCCGGGTTTGATACGACAACGTAATCCCCATAGGTTGCCACGGCATACCCTGAGTTTTCGCTTGTTATTTGGATAAACATAGGTCTTTCAATACATATTTGCGTCGGTCAATTATTTTCTTCTTCCGAGCCACTTGCCGGAGATAAATTACAGTCATTCCAAAAAGAAAACTCTGTATCCCACGAAGAACTAGCTTCGCTCTAAATAATGTCGGCACAAGAAACGACGGAGCCAGTGTTCAAAATGTTTCCAAATACTCTTACTTCCTGAACTTTGGAGAACAGATTTGTTCCGGCAATCAAATTTCCATCCCCATCATCTTGAATGACTAGATTGTCATTGAAATTGGCATCATACATCCGAATCGTTGTCTCAGCCAATCTGTCGCCGAAAATGTTTCTTGGAATGCTAAACATCAGAAACTCATTTCCAATGAATCGGTCGGTCTGACTCAATGGGAAATCAATGTTATCTATGCCGAAAATCTGAAGGGGGTTTCTATAGTCATTGTAGAATGCCTTCTGAATTTGGTCATATATTAACCGCTTGTAACTGTTGGTTTTTTGGTTGGTAGGCTCTAAGTCTGGAATGAAGTGTCCGCTGCCGCTAACGCCTGCTTCTGGAATAGCTAGATCACCTGACTGTTGTTCCAAAGCTATGTTGCACAACCTATTTACGAATGGAGGACCATCCGTATAGTCTGTGAATTCAAGAGCGACTGGCTCTTCCGAACCAGTCGTCTCCATCAACACTACTTCTTGAGGATCAACATTAGACAATGCCCACTGCTTCGCCGCAACGAAGGGCGAAATCAAGCGGTCATGTTTGCCAAGTTGTTTGATCATGAAACATTAGTTAATCAGCGAACGACCCCATGTCCAGCGATAGGCTAGGGTCAATGTTTGCGTATTAGACTTGCTTTGCGATTGTTCAAATACAAAAGCGAATGCTTGGTTGAAGAAAACTGCACTTCCTACAACGTTGAATGGTCCAAATCCCATGCTACGAATGTTTGCACCATCCCACGACGCTGCGGAAAACGTAGCAGTTTTATCACAGGTGTAACTTCCGTTTGTATATGCCAGCTTGGTCGAAAATGCAATGGCAGCAGTTGGCGAGGTTCCGGTACGATCCACCGAACTTCCCCACGGCTGCAAAGATGCAGAAACATGGGAGATGAAGAAGTTACATATAGAGTCAAAGCTCACTGGTTCCAATGCCGCCAATGAAGTTTGTGAATTTCCATTGGAATCAATTCCAGAGAGGAAAAATAGTTGAACCGATTCGCTTCCATTTGTGGTCGTAGATGGAGAGACCGGCCATCCCGTAATAGTAACGTTTGGTCGTGGTATGGATGCTGTTGGATAAACGTCAACTCTCCACTGATAAAAAACACGCAACTTTTGACCAACATCTACAGCAACAGGAGTATCAAGCAATACACGGCTGAACACCGTGGAACTCGATGCAACTGCCGACCATCCAATTCCGACTTCCGTATATGTTCGAAGGAAGCTTTCTGAGCTAAAGTCCATCGTTCTACGGAATGTTCTTGAACCAGTCGTATCCGTATATCCGCAATTCGCAGTACCGACAAGGTAGGTACTTGAACGCTTGATTTCTTGATGCAATCCGGTCTGAGTTGTTTTCCAAATCGTGAAGCTTTGTGAAGGAGAGATACTCAATGAAGTATCAACCGAAGCCGTCAAGTCCGACACTCCAAGGACAATGACAGTTGTAACGCCTCCGCTACCAGTAGCGTATTGAATCACATCTCCTGCCTGCAAAGCAACTGAGTAGTTACCAAATGATTCGGTAAGATGGTTAAGACCAGTACCAGAACCAGTTGGGACCAAGGTTACAGTGGTGCCTGCTTGAGACAACATGGACCCTGCCGGATCGATATAGTTCAGGCGGGTGCCTGTACCAGCTATGGCGTTGGTTCCGAGTTGGGCGTAGTAGAAGGAATTAACGGCGTCCATACCTTGATTCAAGATAAGGTTCTTCTGTAATTCCGGCTGCTGCCAAATTATTTCTTCGGTTTCGGCGTCAACTACAGAAATTCTGTATTGACCGCTCAATGTTTGGTGGATACCACCAAGATTGTAATGTTTGTTGCTCATGTTGTCATTCTCCTTGTCAGAATGTTATGTTAATGTTCCGTTC